GAGATCAGGGTGCCATGCTGGACGAAGGTCTGGTCAAGCAGATGACCGGCGGCAACACCATCACGGCCCGTTTCCAGTACGGCAAGGAATTTGAGTTCCGGCCGGAGTTCAAACTGGTGGAAGCCACCAACCACCTGCCCAAGATCCACGGCACCGATGTAGGCATCTGGCGGCGCATCCGGCTGGTGCCCTTCACCCAGAGCATCCCGGAAGAAAAGCAGGACATCCTGCTGCCCCAGAAGCTGGAAGCTGAGCTGCCCGGCATCCTCAACTGGGCGCTGGACGGCCTGCAAAAATGGCTGGCCAACAGTCAGGGCGGCAGACGGCACGGCCTGCCCGCCTGTGCCGCCGTGGACAGCGCCGTGAATGCCTACAAGCAGGATCAGGACCGCATCGCGGCCTTCCTGGCCGACTGCACCGAGCCCGCCGAGGGCAGCACCGTGCAGGCCAGCGTGCTGTTCCGCACCTACCTGAACTGGTGCAGCGAGAACAACGAAAAATGGCGCATGGCCAACAAGCAGTTCGGCATGGAGGTGAAGAAGCACTACGAGATCCGCAAGGGCATGTACTACAACGAATATGTAGACATGGCCCTCTCGGACGAAGGAATGCGCTGTATGGCGCTTGGCCGCGGCACCGAGCCATCTGTTGCACCAGCCAGAAGCCGTCCTCTCTATGAACAGACCCGCCTGAAAAACTGAGCGTATGGAGGGTATGGAAGCAGGAAGGGCGTTTCCCAGACTTTTTACTGTATATTTTTTGTTACATCTAGGGAGTTTTCAGAAATAGCTTCCTATCCTCCATACCCTCCATAGAAAGGAGCAATCAATTTGACCTACGAAGAGAAAAAGGCATGGCTCTGGCGGTACCGGACAGCCAAGCGGTTCGAGCTGCTCAAACTGGACGAGCTGGCCACGCTGCAGACCGACGCCACCCACACCACCCAGCGCTTTTCTCCTGTGCCGGGCGGCAGCGGCGACGGACAGGCTCTGCCCCGCAGCGTGGAGCGCATCGACGAGGCCCGTCGGGCCGCTGAGGCGCAGTCTGCCGTGTGCGACGCCATCCGGGCCGAGATCATGGAGGTGTTCCGCCAGCTGGACGATGAGGTGGATTTCATGATCCTGTTCCGGCGGTACATCCTGCTGGAGGACTGGCCGGACATCGCGATCAACATCCGCAGTTCCCGCAGCCAGATGTTCCAGCGCCACAGCGCAGCCATAAAAAGACTGGAGATCAAAAGTCCGGACTGAACCGGAGCGAACCGGACTTGATAATACTGTCAACCCCTGCTAAAATTTAAAATGCCGAAGCCCGCAGGAAAGACTTACTCCCTTCATCCCTGCGGGCTTTGTGCTGCCCGGCTGACACAGAGGATCACCTTTCCCGACCAACAGCCTGAATGTACCAGCCGGGCAATTCTTATTTTGTTATCCGCGGCACTGTCAGGGTCTGCACCCCGGCGGGGTCATTGGATAAATATAGGTCATTGCAGCATCATCCTCAGTGCGTGGCAGCATACAGCCAAGCGGGTTCCATTCCATCCTGCCCAGTAAGCTGCCGCTGCGGGCAGCTGCGCACTGACCGCGAATCTCCCGCCGTTCGGATCTTCCGGGCGGCTTTTTTGATACCCCCGGGCCTGCAAAGCACCCCGGGGTCTTTTTATACCCTGCCCTAGCTGACAGATACCCCGCCCCTGAAAAAAGCCCCGGGGTGTGCCGGAAAGGCGCAGGGAGCATCCGGTCTGCACTGATGTGTGCGGGCTTTTCCCCATCAGAAGGAGGTGTGCAGCATGGGCAATCCGCGCTATGCCAACGGCCAGCTGCGGCGCAGGCACCGTGCGCGGCTGCGTGCAATGGGCTGCGAATGCGGCATCTGTCACGGACGTTTCGGGCCGATTCATTACGATGAGCCTTCTGATGCACAGCATCCTTTGTCCTTTGTGGTGGACGAGATCAAGCCTGTGTCCAAGTGGAGACAGTTCGGCTACCCGTCCGCGCGGGCCGCTGCGGAAGATTGGTCGAACCTACAGGCTGCACATTGGTTCTGCAATGCACAGAAAGGCAATAAAACCGCCGAAAATGGCCCAAAACAGGCTAAAATCGTGCGGATTCCGCACGTTTCAGACGGCAGCTGGTGAGGGTGGGGAGGGTACCCCTCCCTCGCCCTCGGCGACCCCCAGTGCCGTCAGCGCCGATTTACACACAGGGAAAATTTGAAGGGGGTGTTTCTGGCCTATGGCGACCATGAAAAGTATCACGGCCAGGGGCACCCGGCTGGAGCAGCTCAAACAGCTGGCCAAGGTGCTGGCTTCGGGCATTGATGCCTGCGAGGACTGCCGGGCCCTGCCGCAGCTGACCAAACAATACCGGGAAACCATCCGGGAAATTGAAGAGATTGAAGGAGCAAAGGATGACACGGACGAGATCGGCGCGATCCTCGCGCAGCGAGAGCATGATGGGAAGTCAGGAGCCGTCCGCACGTATCGCACCGGAGTATCCGGCGACTGACGGGCAGGACGCCGTGCGCATCCTGCGGGCAGGCGGCACGGTGCTGGATCCGTGGCAGAGCGACATTTTGGACGACTGGATGAGCCGCACCGTCTCCGGCAAATGGGCAGCGCCTACAGCAGGCGGCAGTGTCCCCCGCCAGAACGGCAAGAGCCTGCTGGTGCAGGGACGCTCCGAAGCCGGGATGCTGCTGTTCAATGAGACGGTCATTTACACCGCCCACCTGCAGAAAACCGCCACAGAGACCTTTGAGGAAATGCGGGCATTTTTTGAAAGCCCAAAGCTGCGCCGCCATGTGGCCGAGATCAAAACGGCGCTGGGCCGGGAGCAGATCATCCTGAAAAGCGGTGCCCGCATCAAGTTTCTGGCCCGCACCCGCAACGGCGGACGCGGCCAGCACGGCGACCTGCTGATCTTTGACGAGGCACAGGAGCTGGACGAGACCGCGCAGGGTTCTTTCCTGCCCGCCATTTCGGCCAGCCTGAACCCGCAGACCATCTACGTGGGCACGCCGCCCGGCCCCGACGCCGTGGGCACTGTGTTCCGCGCCCTGCGCAAACGTGCACTGGACGGCGAAGCCAAAAAGGCAGCCTGGTTCGAGTTCTCGGTACCGGAGATCGGCGATGTGAAGGACCCGGCACGCTGGGCAGCCACAAACCCGGCATTGGGGCGGCGCATCCAGCTTTCCACCATTGAGGGCGAAGCCGAACAGCTGGACCCGGACACCTTTGCGCGGGAGCGGCTGGGCTGGTGGAGCCCTGAGATCACGGAGCATCTGGACTATGCCATCGACCGCACCGCATGGGAAGCCTGCGCCAGCGAGGACGAAAAGCCCGAAGGCAAGACCGCCTACGGCATCAAGTTTTCCGCCGACGGCAGCGCCGTCTGCCTGTGCGGCGCGGTGATCCCGAAAGAAGGCCCCGCGCGGGTGTCGCTGCTGGAAATGCGCCCTGCCGGTCAGGGCCTGACATGGCTGGCCGACTGGCTGAACGACCGGTACGGCAAGGCCAGCTGCGTGGTCATTGACGGCCGCAACGGCGTGGACGTACTGGTGGAGCGCATCAAGGACACATGGCGGGCAAAGAACTCGGTGATCCGGCCATCCGCAAAGGACGTGATTGCTGCGGTCAGCGGCTTCACCAACGGCATCAGCGAGGGAACTCTGACATGGTATAAGCCCCAGACCGTGCTGAATGAAAGCGCCATCACCGCCGTCAAGCGGCCCATCGCGGGCGGCTTCGGCTTTGGCGGAGACAACAGCCTGCCGGTGGAAGCCTGTGCGCTGGCGCTCTGGGGTGCCAAGACCAGCCGCCGCGACCCCACCCGCAAAATGAAGATCGGCTGAAAGGAGAGCCAT